GAATAGGAGATAAAACATGGCAATATCACGATCACAACTAGTTAAAGAACTAGAGCCAGGTCTGAATGCACTATTCGGCTTGGAATACAAAAGGTATGAAAATCAGCATGCTGAGATTTATACC